TTGATACGATAGATCTTCTAGAACATGTAACAAGGGTAGGAACGGGTTCAAGTCAGCAGGACTTGTCTATAACCCGTATTAGCGTATCTACATACGCAACCATCCCTAACAAGAACTCAACTGGTCGTCCTATTCAATTGTGGGTTAACCGCCAGTCAGGAGCCACCTACCCAATAGGTGGCAGACCAGAAGGCACAGACCCCACTACTGGGGTAGACCATCCTCAGATTTATGTATATCCAGCCCCAGATCAGAGCGATTACTACACGTTCGTCTACTGGCGCTTACGCAGAATACAAGACGCAGGCAATGGTATTAACACCCAAGACATACCCTTCAGGTTCCTTACCTGCCTGATTGCTGGCTTGGCATACTACCTCGCCGTTAAGATAGCTCCAGACCGCATACAGTCCCTAAAGGACCAGTATGAGGAACAGTGGAAGTTTGCTGCTGAAGAAGATAGAGACAAGTCTCCAGTGAGATTTGTCCCTCGCAGGGCTTATATTTGTGGGTAATAGGTTTGCGTCCGCCAAGAACTCGATTGCAGAGTGTGATCGATGCGGATTTAGGTTCAAGCTAACACAGCTAAAGGCTTTGATCATCAAGACAAAGCAAGTTAATATAATTGTTTGTCCTGAATGCTGGGAACCGGATCAGCCTCAGTTACAACTGGGGATGTATCCAATTGACGATCCGCAGGCTGTAAGGAATCCTAGAAAGGATTTAAGCTATTTGCAGTCTGGTAATAGCGGGTTACAATTGGTTAATGGGTCAGGAACGTCTGTTGATGAAAACGGCTATCCTGAAGGCGGAAGTAGAATTATCCAGTGGGGCTATGCTCCTGTTGGAGGTTCTAGAGCAAACGATGTAGGGCTAACACCGAACTATCTAGCTTTATCATTCCAGCTAGGAACAGTAACAGTAGTTACAACTTAGGAGCTTAAAATGGCAAAAGGCGGAAAGACTAACGAACAAATGAAGAAGCTGGGTCGCGGTCTGGCTAAAGTCGCTAACCAGAAGAAGCCGGTTCGTCCTGTAAAAAAGGAAGGAATATGAGCATATATAGAGACCCTAAGTCAGTTCCTGTGCAGAAGGATAACGGATATCCAAACAATATCCCTAACACACAGACCCAGAAGACCCGTGGTACTGGAGCCGCCACCAAAGGCACTGGTCACTCGAAGAAGATGGGCTAATGAATTACACGGAACTATCGCAGACAATTAAGGCATATTGTGAGAATGAGTTCCCACAAACAGTCAGTAGCTTTACGTCTGCCCAACAGATCAATACATTCATTGATCAAGCAGAGCAACGGATATATAACAGCGTTCAGTTTCCTTCAATACGGAAGAATGTCACTGGGGTATTAACCGCTAATAATCAATATCTGTCAGCGCCCGGAGATTTTCTGGCAGTTTACTCAATGGCTGTTATAGACACAGTCACTGATGCGTATGATTTCTTGCTTAACAAGGATGTTAACTTCATACGGGCTGCTTACCCTATCAAGACAGATACGGGAAAGCCGCAATACTATGCCCTGTTTGGACCAACAACCACTAACGATGCATCGCCTATCATAACGAATGAACTGTCATTCATTCTTGGACCAACTCCTGACTTGGCATATGACGTAGAGCTTCATTACTATTACTACCCTGAGTCAATTGTTACTGCCACTACAACATGGCTTGGGGATAACTTTTATAGTGTCCTGCTTTATGGCGCGATGCTGGAAGCAGCAGCGTTTATGAAGTCAGACAAAGACGTTATGGAAAATTACGTTTCTCGATATAATGAAGCATTGGCACTAGCTAAACGTCTGGGTGATGGAATGGAAAGACAGGATGCCTACAGGTCTGGGCAAGTACGGATACCGGTGAAATAATGCCATTTACCGGAAACTTTACCTGTGACGTATTCAAATCAGGAGTTCTTGATGGGAACTTTGATTTTGGTGTTGGCACAACAAACGTATTCAAGATAGCGCTGTATACCAATGCATCAACTCTTGATCAGGATACCGCTGCCTATACAACCGTTGGCGAGGTTGTAGCGACTGGGTATACTGCCGGTGGTAATGTCCTATCTCCAACCTTGAGCATACTGGACGGGACCGCATTTATCACCTTCACTAATACCTCGTGGACAAGTGCATTGACCGCTCGTGGAGCGCTTATTTATAAGGTTGGTGGTGCAGCGGTTTGTGTTTTAGATTTTGGTTCAGACAAGATCTCAACTACAACATTCCAAGTAGAGTTTCCAGCCGCTTCCAATACTTCAGCAATTATTAGACTTTCCTAAAGGAGTTTCAAATGATTTCAAATAAAGCAGTTTCTGTAGATAAAGTAGGCGCAAGTGTTCTGCTAAGTGGGGCGACAGTTTCCGCCGCTGGTGGCGCTGGCGTATTTACAATTCAGTGTATCGACAAAGACGGCAAACTGAAATGGGAAGAAAAGAACCCAAATCTGGTTGTTAACGTAGGTCTTCAAGACATGAATGACAAGTACTTCTCTGGAGCTGCCTATACCGCAGCTTGGTATCTAGGTCTAATTACTGGTCCCGGTCCTGCAACCATTGTTGCAGCAGATACCTTGGCTTCACATGCTGGATGGACTGAGTACACAGACTACACTGGCAACCGTAAGGCTGTAACTTTTGGCTCTGCAACTGTTGCCGATCCTTCAGTTATTGATAACTCAGGCGCACCTAGTGCGTTTGCTATTACGGCTCCCGGCGGCACTGTTGCTGGCGCATTCCTTACTGATGTGGCTACAGGTACAGGAGGTATTTTGTTCTCAGCTTCTGACTTCCAGTCCCCCGGTGATCGTGCTGTAGTTGCTGGCGATACTTTGAATGTTACTTACACATTCAGCCTTGACGCTGCATAAGGAGATATAAAAATGGCAACTAAATTTACCAAAGGTCAGGTTGTTCAAGTTCTTGCTGTTACCCCACAAGGTCCAGTACAAGCTCTCCGTATGACTGAAGATGGAGACTTCTTCTATCACATTGAGTGGACTGACGCTGCCGGGGTTAAGCAAAACCGTTGGTTTCCAGAAGCTGCTTTGACCGAAGCGTAATGTGTTTGGAATCTCACCATTCGCGGCTGCACCATTTGCGTCACTAGCGGGAGCTTTTCTAAACTCTGAAGTTAATGAGTCAGCTTCTGCTTCTGATGCTGTATCAAATAGCGCAACTGCGAATCGTGCGATTCAAGAAATAACAAACTGTGCTGATGCAGTATCTGCACATGTCAATCTAATATCTTCCATACAAGAGTCTGTCATTGTCGAAGACTTGGTCTTTGGTTATGCGGATATAAGCCGCTCTATTGACGAGGCGGCTACCGCATCAGACTCTATTGTGGGTCAGCCTGCCACTCCTGTATTCATAATTGAGTCAGTTACTGCAACAGATGCAGCAACAGCATCCGCTGACCTTAGTTTGGCAATAGATGAGGCTGCTACAGCCTCTGATCAAGTATCAGCCCTCCGTGAGCTACCCGGATCAATACAAGAATCCTCTACCGCATCTGACCAAGTGTCAGTTCTTGCTGAATTTGCTTCAGACATTGCTGAGACCGCTACTGGCACAGACCAAGTCTCTTCCATTGCTACATTCTTAAATAATATCAATGAGGCAGTTACTGCGACCGATACAGTCGAGGCTCTCGCTATATTTGAGACTGCAGTTCATGAGAGTGTTGCGGCAGCAGATCAAATAAGTTCAAGTGAAGACTTTGCCTCAATCATTGCAGAGAGCGCTACAGGCGCGGATCAAGTAGACGCAACTCGCAGTTTACCCGGAAGCATTGCAGAGTCGGTAACTGGAAGTGAGCAGGTCTTTGCGGCAGCTATATTTGCTGCAGATGTCCATGAGCTAGTCACTGCACAAGATACAGTAGTAGCAGTAGCTACATTTGTCGCGACTATAGATGAATCAGCCTCTGTTTTGGACTCTACTTTAGCGGTTCTAGACTTTGTAGTAGCTATAAATGAGTCAGTAACGGCTTCAGATCAGGTAAGCGCAGAGGAAGTATTTGCATCAGCTGTAGCAGAGAGCGCGGTTGCAGAAGATCAGGTCTTCTCAGCAGTGAGTTTAAACGGATCAATAGATGAGTCGGCTACTGGGCTAGATGAGGTCTTTGCTCAAGCGGACATGAACTCGGAGGTTATAGAGGTTGTCTCTGCTTCTGATGCTACGGCAGCTCAAGCCGTATTTGAAGTTGATATAGCGGAGCAGGTAGCGGCATCTGGGCAAGTAATTGCTGGGGTAGACTTCAGTTCAGAAATTCAGGAAAGCGCTACAGCAGAAGATCAGGTAGCCTCTACTTACAGTATTGGCAGCTCTATACAAGAGTCTGCCGCTGGGTCAGAGGTTGTGCAGGCATTAGCCTACTTGAATGGATTCGTTAATGAGGGAGCTTCTGCTTCAGATTCCATTGAAAGCATGGCAGAGTTCCATTCAAGCATACAGGAGTTGATTAACGCTGCTTCAACTACATCCGCTGCCGCTAACTTTATATCCACAGTTAATGAATTTGCTCTAGCCTCAGACTCTCTTACTAGAAGGCTGCTCTGGGAGATAATTAATGACTTTGAGGTTACTGATTGGAATACAATAAATACCGCAGATTCATCCCAGTGGGCTAATTTAAACACGGCTGGAGCCACCACTTGGGATACAATAAATAATTCAGAAAGTACTGCTTGGGGTACAATAAATACTTCAGACGCAGGTGGTTGGCAAGTGATTAAAACTCAACCATAATAGGGACATATGGCACTCATCTTAGCTGACAGAGTAAAAGAGACTTCCACCACCGCAGGCAATGGCACATTCACGCTTGCTGGGGCTGCTGCTGGCTTTCAGTCCTTTGCTGTAGTTGGCGATGGAAATACCACCTACTACTGTATTGCAGGACAAGGGACTAATGAGTGGGAAGTAGGCATTGGAACCTATACGTCTTCTGGCACTACACTAGCCCGTACTACAGTTCTATCTAACAGTTCAGCAACAGAGCCAACAGCTCTGGTATTTGCCGCTGGGACCAAGGACGTATTCGTTACTTACCCTTCAGAGAAGTCAGTCAATCTGGACGCATCAGGCAATGCAACTGCATTAGGTACTCCAGTAGCCTTTACAGGTACAAACATAACTGGCACTGCAGCAGGTCTTACAGCAGGAGCCGCAACAGTATTAGCAACGGCAAGGAACATAGCAGGTGTGTCTTTTAATGGTTCGGCTTCTATAGCTATTCCATTAGAGAATCTATCCGATGTATCAATTGGCACTGCGGTGGTTAATGAATTGCTTGGGTATAACGGCACGGCTTGGGTTAATGTTGCACCAAACTCGGCATCAGCTGGGACAGGGGTTGTATTTTATAACGCCACTCCAGTCATAACTGCGGCGGGAGCTAACAACGATGTAGCTCTTCTTACCTTTGCATCCATCCCAGTAACAACGGCAGAGCAGGTCATTACAGGCACGGCAGTTAATAACACGGTGCTTTTCTCTGCTTTTATCACTGTTGCGCTGAATAGACTTCTATTTGATGCCGGGATATATGACTTCACAATATGGTCTGGTGTAGACAGCATTGCTGGCGGTTCTGTTACAACCATTACTAGACAGATATATACAGCCACTCCTTTTGTAGTTGGCACTGTAACTACCACAGGAACAGGATCAAGCCGCACAGCCACGGCATCATCAGGAACGCCCTTTGCTACTTCAGTGATAGATGCTTCTGCTACAAATACAGACGCATCATATTTACAGACCCCCCAAGGTCTATATCAGATAACAGCTAGAACCTCTGATACGGTAGTAACTATTACCACGCCTAGTGGGTATACCAATGAGTCGGCAGTTGCTGGCACTGCATGGAAAAAACTGTTTGGAGTTACTACTCCAGCAATAACGTCTATATCTCCTAACTACTCTGAATTAAGTATATATACAACTCAGCCATCAACGGTAGTTACTGCCGCAACAAAGATGGGTATTCTTGGGTTTGTTACTTCAGATGCCACTAGGACTATATCGCTGACCTACAATGGCGAAGATAGAAATACCCACGTTAATACGCCTCTAGCTAATCTACACAATGACTTGGCAGGGTTACAGGGCGGAGTTGCTACAGAGTATTTTCACTCTACCTCTGCTGAATATACCGGCACAGGTACTGGAGTCTTTGTAAGGGAAACAAGCCCTACTCTAGTAACCCCAGATCTAGGCACTCCAAGTGCGTTAGTAGGCACTAACATTAGCGGAACTGCTACAGCCTTTACATCTAGTAACGTAACCACCAACGCTAACTTAACAAACGAAGCTACCTCGTCTGGGAGTAATGCAGTAACCTTAACCAACTCAGCGGTTATAGGCAAGGTCTTAACTGGTTATGTCTCAGGGGCAGGTACAGTAGCGGCTACAGATACCATTCTTCAGGCGATAGAGAAGTTAAATGGAAATGCTGCGGGGGCTACAGGCACCGTAACAACGGTCTCAGTGGTATCAAATAATGGCTTTGCTGGCACAGTAGCTACGGCTACATCTACTCCGGCTATAACTTTAACAACTACAGTAACAGGCATGTTGAAGGGCAGTAATGTGTCTGGGATTGTAAGTGCTGCAACAGCAGCGTCAGACTATGTGGCTCCAAGTGCATATGCTTCAGCTAACGGTCTTACAATGGCTACAGCTAGGCTACTGGGCAGGACTACAGCAGCAACAGGGGCAGCAGAAGAAATCACAGTGGGGACTGGGTTGTCCCTGTCAGCGGGGACGCTGTCTGCCAGTGGTGGCGTAACAACAATAGGGTTTGGTACTACTGGTCTAACTCCATCGGCAGCAACAGGCGGGGTAGTCACGGTTGCCGGTACTTTAGCTGTAGCTAACGGTGGCACAGGAGTTACCTCTTCTACTGGTAGCGGTGCTAATGTGTTGGGGACTAGCCCTACTTTGGTAACCCCAGTATTGGGCGCGGCAACTGCAACAACATTAGTGGTAAGTGACAGTGTAAGCACACCAAACACTTTTGGATTTAAGAATTTATTAATTAATGCTGGGTATACTATTAACCAACGCGTGTATGTATCGGGTGCAGCATTAGCTACAACAGCTTACGGTCACGATAGATGGAAGGCTGGAGCAAGTGGGGGAGATTATTCATTTACTCAAAATGCCTCAAGTACAACCATTACTATTGCTGCTGGCAAGAGTTTAATTCAGGTAGTAGAAGATAAGAATGTAAATGGCACTAGCTTTGTATTAAGCTGGACAGGTACGGCACAGGCTCGTTATGCAGTTAACAGCGCCACCCCCGCTGGTGGTTATGCTTCTAGTCCTATTCTTATTACAGGGCAAACTCAAGGCACTACAATGAGTGTTGAGTTTAATGCTGGCACGTTAACAAGACCCCAGCTTGAACTTGGATCATTAAATACTTCGTTTGATTACCGTGCATTTTCTGCTGAGTTAGCGATGTGTCAAAGATACTATATTCAATACGCAGGAAGTACCGGGTTTGGTTTAAATTATGGCGCTCCAACAATAAATAACACTTTTAGGGCAACATTTTCAATGCCAGTTCAAATGCGTATAGCTCCAGTTATTAATACTCCGACAAGCACTCGTGCAAATGTGGCAACAATTGCTTATTCGGCTCCCAGCCCTTTTATTTGGGTTATAAATATCACGTCAACTACTACAGGTAACTGTTCCGTAGTTATTACTACTGCGGTCACTCTGTCTGCAGAACTTTAGGTTTTCAAAGGATAAATCATGGCTTCAACATACACGCCAAGTCTAAAAATAGAACTGATGGCTACTGGCGATCAGGTAAATGACTGGGGAACCACAACCAATAGCAATCTTGAGAATGGCTTGGAACAGGCTATTGTTGGTCGCGGTGTAGTTGAATACACCAGCGATGCAAATAAAACCATTACCCTTACTGAGTCAAACTCCAGTCAGGACGCAAGAAACTTGTTCTTGTACGTTGACACTGATATGTCTACAACCCTTACTGCGACTAGGGACTTAATAGTCCCGACAATAGAGAAGACTTACGTTGTCCACAATGATACAGCCGGGAGTCAGAGCATTAGGGTAAAGACATCAGGCGGCACAGGGATAACCATTCCTAATGGCAAAAAAGCTCTGCTGTATGTAGATGGGACTAATGTAATAGAGCAGCTTAATTACCTTACATCTATGGAAATTGGAACGCCACTGCCAATTGCTTCTGGCGGGACCAACGCAACGAGTGCAAGCGCAGCTAGAACGAGTCTTGGACTGGCTATAGGCACAGACGTTCAGGCATACAATACCGGTCTGCAAGACATATCTGGATTAGCCAAGACAAACAATAATTTCATAGTTGGGGATGGATCTAACTGGGTAGCTGAATCAGGGGCTACAGTCAGAACATCATTGGGTCTTGGCAGCATGGCTGTTCAGGATTCTAATGCCGTGTCTATTTCCGCAGGGAATGCTGCCCTAACCTCAATGACCACTAACTCTGCCACAATAACTGGCGGGACAATTACAGGCATTACTGATCTAGCTGTGGCTGATGGGGGTACTGGATCATCCTCTCTGACTTTAAACAGCGTCTTGATAGGGAATGGAACTTCCCCATTGCTGGCTGTAGCCCCAAGCACAGCAGGCAATGTATTAACTTCTAGTGCTGGAGCATGGGCTTCATTGCCCGCGGTTAGTTCTTTTTCTGCCGGAACCACTGGGTTAACCCCAAATTCATCAACCACTGGAGCGGTTACCTTATCAGGCACTTTAGCTGTAGCTAATGGTGGCACGGGCGTAACTTCCTCTACTGGCACTACAAATGTAGTATTAAGTAACAGCCCAACTCTGGTTACTCCGGCTTTGGGAACTCCAGCAAGCGGGGTATTAACAAACTGTACCGGTACGGCTAACTCTTTAAATGCAGGGATAGGAGTGAATCAGACTTGGCAAGATGTGCTTGCGTCTCGTGCAGCTACAACGGTATATACAAATTCAAGTGGCAAGCCAATATTTGTTGCTGCTTACTCTAGCAATGCAACTGGTAGTATGACCCTTACGGTTGGATCTATTGTGGTATCTTTTTTTGATCCAGACGTTAACAACAGCTTGCGAATGACAGTTAATGGAATTGTCCCAAATGGGTCAACCTATTTTGTATCCCTTACAACAAATACTCTGAGTGGCTGGTCAGAACTCCGTTAAAAGGATAAATAAAATGCTTTACTACAAAGATTTATCTACAGATACAGTCTACGGCTACGATGAGACTGAGGCATCACAACTGCCCTATATCCAACAAGCCATTGATAATGGATGGAAAAATATTGGCAATGAAGAATTAGACTCAATACGCAAGGTTGCAGAGCAAAAGAGACTCGATGCAATGACCTACTCTGAACTACGCGCTGCTGCCTATCCACCAATAGTAGACCAGCTAGATATGCAGTATTGGGACCATATAAATGGTACAGTTAATTGGGAAACAGCAATTGCGGCTATCAAAGCAAAGTATCCAAACCCAGAAGTAATAGGAAAATAATAATAAATGGCAATCAATAAAAATTACATAGATCAGCCAGCGCATTTTATTGTTGCTCTAGTTCTTGTAGTTTTGTTTTCATTTATCACAGCACTCTGGATGGCGGCAATTATCAGCGCTATGACAGGATTAGTCAGAGAGATTTATCAGCGGTATGATGAGGATCGGGTATGGTATGACTTCGGTGCAGGAAGCTGTTTAGACTTGCTCTTCTGGGGTCTAGGTACTGCCGTAGGAATATTAATAATGGTTCTCTGGTAAATTAGGTGACGTATGACCATTAAAGACAAAGCTAAGAAGGTAGTGGGCAAGGTTGATGAGGTTATTGCAAAGGCTGATCCTGTTGCAGATAACTTTCTAGACCTAATTAAAAACTCCAAGAGAAGCATGTTAGTGATACTGATTATCGGCTTTCTGGTGTGGCTAATAACGTAAGCTGGTTTGTTACGCGGTGGAGACCATCCGCTGCGTGGCTGTACCTTCTGATATGCATACTGGACTTTGCTATCTTTCCAGTATTATGGATGACGCTTCATCCTGAGCAATGGACCCCCCTAACCCTGCAAGGGGCAGGGGTCTTTCATCTTAGTTTTGGAGCAATAATCGGAATTTCAGCGCACAGCAGAGGGCAGGAGAAGATTGCTCTAATCAATAGGGAATAATAAGATGTTTCTGCTGGCGCTTCCCTTGGCTACCAAAATCACCATCGCTACAATCATCGCTGTGACGATATTCGGTAGCGGTCTATACTTGGGTAACAGAATAGGCGTAAGTTCGTGCCAGCAGGCTGTAATCGACTCACAGGTACACACCATCGCAGCTATCAAGGAACAGGTCGTTATTTCAGACCAAGTGACCACAGAGTATGTAAATACGGTAGCAAAGATACAAACCAAGTCACGCGAGGTACTGACAAATGCCAAGATTCCTACTACTTCTCTGTCTGGTGATTTCAGGCTGTTCCACGATGCCGCAGCAGACCCCTTTTCCCAAGCCACCAGAACTGCTGATGCAGCCTCCGTTGAAGCTCAAGATCTTGCCGATACCCTCTCAGCCAATTACAGTTCGTGCAACCAGAACTCAGCAACGCTAGAGGCGTTGCAAGACTGGGTTAGAAAGCAGGCATTAGTAGAATGAACCTCTCCAAGAACTTCACCCTAGAAGAACTTGTTAAGAGCGAGACTGCCCTTCGTTTAAACATTCCTAACATCCCAACCAAGGCAGAGATAGAGAATCTACGGGTTCTATGCGAGAAGATATTGCAGCCGATTAGAGATAAGTTCGGCAGAGTTAAGATTAATAGCGGCTACAGATGCAAGGCTGTTAACGAGGCTACAGGCGGCTCTAAGACCTCTGACCATATGACTGGATGTGCTGCAGATTTAGAGATACCGGGAATGGCTAATTATGATCTTGCCTCGTATATCTCTCAAAACTTTAAGTTCACGCAGGTCATCTTGGAGTTCTACACAAGAGGTATTCCTGATAGCGGCTGGGTTCATGTATCATACAATCCAGAACGCTTGATAAACCAAGCATTAACTGCGGTCAGGAAGGATATTAAGACCGTATACCTACCGGGATTATACGCATAATGGCATTCCAGAGACTGCAGTTCAGACCGGGAGTTGTCCGAGATCAGACCAATTACACCGGTGAAGGCGGCTGGTGGGATGGCGATAAGGTACGCTTCTTCTCAGGCTATCCACAGAAGCTAGGTGGGTGGAAAGAATACACCGCCAATACTTTGATAGGAACCTGCCGTCAGATGTGGGGCTGGATAACCACATTCTCTGACAACTTCCTTGGTCTTGGGACCAATGCAAAGGTCTATATTGAGGCAGGCGGAAACCTTTCTGATATCACCCCATATGCAGATATTTCTGTTGCTGGAGACGTAACATTTTCAGCAACTGCTGGTTCAGCCACAATCACAGTTACAGACGCTACTGTTTCAGCCTCTGCCGGAAACTATGTGACCTTTAGCGGAGCGTTGGGTCTTGGGGGGAATATAACGGCAGCAGTCCTGAATCAGAATTATAAGGTTGCTACAGTTATTAGCGGCACTCAGTACACTATCGAAGCCAAAAGCCCAACAACAGGTCTTCCTGTTTTGGCAACCTCTGTAGACGCATCAACCAACATCTTCACTGCTAATGTTTCAGACGTTATTACATTCACTACATATACCCCAGTCCTTGATGATGTTTTGTATGTAAGTACAACCTCTGCTCTACCAAGTCCTCTGGTCATTAATACAAAGTATTATGTAATAGCCCCGGCTGGCTCAACCTGCGAACTCTCTTTAACTGTTGGTGGTGCGGCTATAGATATCACCACAACAGGCACAGGAATTCAGTCAGCTCAAGGAGCGGGAGCCTTTGGAAGTTATGAGATAGATGTTGGCGACATTGGGGGGACATTTGGGTATGGGTGGGGGGTAGGGGGCTGGAGTAGGGGTGGATGGGGATCTGGAACAATCAACCCAGTTGCTCTGCCACAAAGAGACTGGTGGTTTGATAACTTCAATAATGACCTAATTATGAATATCCGCAACGAGGGTATTTATTACTGGGAAAGAGGGACCGACCCAGATGCTGACCTGTCTTTGGCAGAAAGAGCAATATCTTTACAGGATCTGGCAACAGTCAATGGCTTTGACCCTGACTTGTGTCCATTTCAAGCAATGCAGATTCTTATCTCTCAGAATGACAAGCATCTAATTGCGTTTGGCGCAACAGAGTATGGCGAAACAACTGCAGACAAATTCAATCCTCTGCTAATAAGATGGGCTAATCAAAACGAGCCTTCCAATTGGCTCGTTAGTGCCTCAACCTCTGCTGGATTCTTGGCTGTATCTAGAGGATCTAGAATCATAAGGGCAGTAGCAACAAGGCAGGAAATCTTAGTCTTTACCGACACCCATCTATATACCCTCCAGTTTACTGGAACTACAGACGTATTTGCTCTGCAGGAATACGCAGACAACATATCAATACTCAGTGGTAGAGGCGTAGCCACTATTAACAACATTACCTACTGGATGGGTAGAGATAAGTTCTATTCTTACTCAGGTCGAGTAGATACATTGCCAACAACATTAAGAAACTATGTCTTTAATGACATGAACTTTGATCAAGCCGAGCAAATTATCTCAGGCACTAACGAAGGCTTTAATGAGGTCTGGTGGATGTATCCAAGTTTAAACAGCCAGACAAATGACAAGTACGTTATCTACAATCATCTTGAAAAGATCTGGTACTACGGAAACATAGAGAGGACTGCATGGCTGGACTCTCCTTTGAGAGATCATCCGCAAGCTGTGCATACAGACTTTGATACCCAGATCGGGACAATCCTTAATCATGAGGACGGCATAGACGATGATGGACTCCCTATGGAGTCCTATATCCAGTCAAATGACTTTGACATTAATGAAGGGGATAAATTCACCCTTATCAGACGGATAATTCCTGATGTCTCATTTGATAACTCAACCGCAGCGGCTCCTGAGACAACCTTTACAATGAGGTCTAGAAACTTTCCGGGGTCATCTTTCGCTAGTAATGTTGATGACTCAGCTAGTGTCATTTCTGCAACAGTTGATACATTTACGGAACAGATCTTTATTAGAGCCAGAGCAAGGCAGTTAGCTCTAAAGATTAGTTCTGATGGATTGGGAACGCAGTGGGCATTGGGTACACCAAGGCTTGATGGCAGGACAGACGGAGAACGCTAATGGCAATGGTGTCATTCAGAGCGTCTCCTCTACCTAACCCTAAGCCAGAATATGACAGGGAGTACATGCTTCAGCTCATTCGAGTGATTGAGCTGTATTTCAATAAGCTAGACTCTAATGCTCCTCTCTTTAATCAGTCCTACAGGGGTGATTTCTTCTATGGTGGGGAGTTCATAGGGGATCAGTTCACCGGCGGTGCTTTTGACGGCACTACGTTTACTGGGGACCACTTTGTAGGCGGAGACTTTACCGGCACGTTCTCAGGGTCTGGACTAGCCGTTACTCTGCCCTATGGATCGTTCTACGATACAACCAATCAAGCTGGTGGAAGCGTAACCACTGAGTACCCGATGCGTCTTGCAGCTACAGACATATCTAGCGGGGTATCGGTCGCCTCTAGATCTGCAGCCTTCACAGGCTCAATAGCCCTTACCGTTCTAACTGTAGCCTCTGGGTTAACAGGGCTTGTCTTTCCGGGGATGTTAATAGCAGGAACTACGGTTTCTGCCGACACCTACGTTGTTGTCCAGCTAACAGGTACAAGCGGTGGCGTAGGGACGTATACCGTCTCTGTATCTCAAACAGTGACCTCAAGAGCATTAACCGGGGCTATGGCAACCAAGCTCACTGTGACCAATGCAGGGATATATAACTTACAGTTCAGCGCTCAGTTTATTAATACTGACACTGCAGCTCATGACATTGATATATGGTTTAGAAAGAACGCAGCCACCCCTACAGCGGCAGGCATAGCCAATAGCAATAGCGTCTTTACAGTCCACAGCAGTCATGGCGGGATAGATGGACGACTCATTGCTGGTTTAAACTATATGATCCAATTGGCTGCTGCTGATTTCTTGGAGATCATGTGGCATGGAGATGATTTAGGAATAAGTATTGCAACTATAGCCGCTGGGTCTACTCCCACCACTCCACAGTCTCCCGGAGTCATAGCTACGTTGCAGTTTGTATCAGCAATACCTTGACGTTTAAATGCAGGCGAGGATAATGTCACTATGAGCCTACAACCAATAGACCCCGCCGAGACTACGGGGAGCGAAATGGTAGAATTTACTGCCACCCTGAACGCGATGAGTGGCGACATGATTGAGAAGCTGTTTGCCATTGAAACTGTATTGTTACAGATGCCACAAGTTGAAATCCCGTTACGCCATTGCTTTGGTAATAAAGTCTACGTTCGTGAAATGACAGCGCCAAAGGGTTCCATTCTCATCGGCAAGATGCACAAATACAAACAGGTAAATATTGTGGTAAAGGGTGACATTTCAGTATTGACTGAGGACGGCTGGAAGCGCCTGAAAGCAGGTGATATGTTTGAGTCACCGGCTGGCATCAAACGCGCTGGGTTCACGCATGAAGATACTGTATGGACAACAATTTGCGGGACAGAAGAAACCGAGGTAAACAAAGCCGAGGATGAATTAACTATCGGCAGTTATCAAGAATTTTTGCAGTATAAAGGAAACCAATTATGTCTTTCCTAGCAGCAGCAGGATCAATAGCAGCAGCAGAAGCGCTGGCAGCAGCAGCAATGGCAGGAACAACAGCAGCACAAGTGGCAGCAGCAGCCGTGGCAGCACAAGCCGCTGCAGCAGCTACCGCCGCTGGAACCGCTGTGGCTGCTACCATTCCCACCGCCGCCGGAATTGGCGGGGCTATGCCTTCTACCGCATCTCTGTTGTCAGGAGCCGCTACTGGAGTTGCTCCGGGTGTTGTCCCCGTGGGTGGACTAGGGGCTTTAGTAGCCCCAGTTGCAACAACGGCTGCCCCGGTAGTTGCAGCGGAAGGTATCGCGCAGTTAGCACCAAAGGCAGGAAGCGTAGCCAAGCCTCCCGTAATCCCTGAGCCGCCTCTCGCACAGCCAAGCCTTTATCCTGTAGCAGAGCCAAAGCCAATACCTAGAAGCATTTCTCCTCAAGCCAGTCCAATGAACTATGGCAAATCCATCAGCCCTACTGATGTGGTCAAGGCTCCAACCAAGCCAATGAACACTTTTGACGCTGCTGTTAAGGCAGAGTCAAGTCCGCTCAACATGAGCGGGGATGTTGGAGGAATTAACGAAAGCATGAATGCAGCCGCTCAGAGACAAGCAAGCGCAGACGCTTTTGGAGGCGTAGGCACTGCATATGAGCCTGCCATTACAAAAACACCAGTTGAGAAGTCTTTTCTAGACAAGGCTGGTGATTTTGTAATGGATAACAAGCTCAATATTGCTATGGGCGGTCTAGGTCTGGCGCAGATGATGCCTCCAAGTAGCGGGGCAAACCCAATCTCAGACTCAATGATTCGTCCCTACATCTATTCTGAAGAAGATACCTCCGACCAAGAAGCAGATCCAAGAGGCAGAGAGAAGATTAGGTACTCAGGCAGCTATACCGCAGGCACTCCATACAAAGCAGCTCAAGGTGGCTTACTAAGCCTACATAGAGGCGGTAACTTTCTAAGCGGTCGTGGAGATGGGATGAGTGACGACATACCTGCTATGATAGGAACCAAGCAGCCAGCTAGATTGGCTGATGGAGAGTTTGTCATACCGGCAGACGTTGTCTCCCACATTGGGAACGGATCAAGCAAGGCAGGGGCAGAAAAGCTCTACGCAATGATGGACAAGATTAGACAAGAAAGAACTGGACGCAAGAGGCAGTCTCCTCAAATCAACGCATCAAAGTACCTGCCTAGATGATGGACCTGTCATTAGTACCACCGGGAATGGTTTGCTCCATCCTCCCGCAGATTCTACCGTATCTAAAGGTATCAGAAGAATGGTCGATGGGAAGAGCAACTGCTGACGATATACTGTCATTCATTCTCTCTCGTCAAATGCAACTGTGGGTAGTTTTGGATGACAATAATATATACGGTCATCTGATAACTGAGGTTAAGCAGTATCATCAATGTAAGATGTTTGCTATTCAGTACTGTGCGATGGAGCCACATGTAATGGAGCAGGTATCTGACAGGATGCAGGAGTTAGCAGAAGGCTACGCAAAGGCTACAGGATGTGTGGGGATAGAATTCACTGGCAGACCGGGATGGTCCAGAGCAATAAAGAAGTATGGATACGAAGTACAAAGCATCTCGTTCCAACGATTCTTTAAATAGGTGACAGCATGATATATGATCATTTCTCAATGCTTCCAGAGGAAGCGTTTAAACCAAGATGCGGCAGAAGGGGTATGACCCTAGAGGGTGGCAAGCCCCCTCCAATGCCTACCCAGACATCTCAAGTCTCTATACCAGAATACGCCAAGCCATACATGGAAGCCCTGCTGGGGCAGGCAGGCGCTATAACTGGCGTTAATAAAGAAGGCGCTCCGGGGGCTGCGTATCAGGCTTATAAGGATGACCGTCTTGCTCTAGCCACCCCAGAGCAAATGGCTGCTAGAGGATCTGCGGCAGCAATGACTCCTTCTGCTAACTTTGGCACAGCAACAGATATGGCTACAGCAGGCGGGGTAGCGGGTCTAGGCGCTGGTAACTATGCCCCTTCAGGATTTGGAACTAACTACGCAACAAGGTCTTATTCGCCTACAGCGTTTAACGCAGCTACAGTCACCCCTGAGAGAGCAACATCCGCTACCTTTGGTGCGGATCAAGTAGCACAGTACACCTCTCCTTACATGCAGGCGGTTGTAGATCAGCAGAAAATTATGGCAATGCGGGATGCACAGATTGTGCAGAAGAATGCAAACCTAGCCGCTGCGGGTCAAGGTACATTCGGCGGAGCCAGACAGCTTATTGGTCAGACAGAAAGAGAAAGGGCGTTAGGGTCTCAGTTGGGCGGCATACAGGCTCAAGGTCTTCAGTCTGCATATGAGAACGCACAAGCTCAGTTTGAACGCGACCAAGGTCGTGCTATGACAGCACAAGGGCAGAACCTTCAGTATGGCACTCAGGCTCAACTAGCTAATCAAGCAGCAATGATGGATGCTCAGAAAGCCGCAGAAGCCTCTAGACAGTATGGCTCAACCTTTGGGGAGTCATCAGCAGCCAGAGAAGCTCAGTTGTCTATGGACGCTCAAAAGGCAGCAGAGCAGTCTAGGCAGTTTGGGACAACCGCTGGTCTGCAAGGATCTAACCAAGCTATCACCGCAGCTACAAGTCTTGGTAACTTAGGCGCTCAGACGCAGACAGCCGGTATTGACCTAGCTAAAGCACAAGAAGCCTTTGGTGCTATGGACCAACAGCAACAACAGCAAGCTCTTGAGATCGCTTATCAGAACTGGATAGATCAGAAAGCGTATCCATATAAACAGCTTGGGTTTATGTCGGACCTGTTGCGTGGGAGTTCAAATCTTGCTGCTACAGGCGGCAAGACAGTATATGAAGCTCAACCAAGTCTAGCCCAGCAGATGAGCGGGGCTGGTCTATTAGCTGCAGGTCTTGCTAGAGAGGGAATGAAATAATGAATCTCATAGAGCTTTCAAACAACCTAAAGGACGTTCCTGATCATTACCTGATGAATGAGGTACAGCAGCCTACAGGCGCTTACCCAGCATATCTGGTCATCTCAGAGCTAACTAGACGCAAAGGAATGCGGGACAGGGCGCTGAAGAATGATCCTAAGTCTACCGTTGTAGAAGATCTGACTCACCCTAATAGGGAGCAGATGATGTCTGCTGTTGCTCAAATGCAACAGCCAGCACCACAACAACAGCCTCTGCCTCCTCAGATGCCTCTGCCTCCGCAGATGCCTCCGCAGATACCTCAGATGCCTGCTGCTGGTCTGATGGCTACCCCACAGGCTAGTTCATTAGCCGCTACAGATGCAATGGCTTCTCCCCGTAAGCGTATGGCTGGCGGTGGGTTAGTTGCATTCCAAGAGGGTGGTGATGTTAAGAGATTCCAGCAAGGCGCTTTTATTGGTGAAGATCCTTCTGTTGTTGCTGACTACGATACCCCTAGCCCAATTTCTGCTTTTTTTGGAAACAAAGACGAAGCCATAGCTAGGCTTAAATTCGAAAATAAAAAAAGGGATGAAAGAGCTGCAAGGGCTAAGGCTCTTGCACAAGGTGAGCTGCCAGCAGTAGAGACCGTTCAGACAAAAAGCGGATCAACAATACCAACATCCATTAATACTCCTGTTGCCGAAATCCCTGCAAAATCAGATCCAGTAGCAAAAGCAGCTCAAGCAGATATTCCGCTTCCGCCCCCATACTCTCTGCCAGCTTCTCGTGGTGGCGCTGGGACTGATTACATGAAGATCTTTCAGGGTATAAAAGCTCCATCAGCCCCTACTGCAGCAGAAGAAGCGGCAATCGCCAAGTCAGGAGAGGAACGGTACGCGACAGCAGTTCCCAACAGACTGGAGTCTGTAGAAAAAGAACTAGGCTCTCGCACCCAGAATCTTAAAGACCGTAGGAAGTCCGCTCTGAACGAAGCCCTTATGATGGCTGGTATTGGGGTTCTAAAATCCAAGTCTCCCGGTCGTTATTTTGGCGAAGGCGCAGAAGAAGGAATGTTAGCTTACCGTCAGAGCATGAAAGATGTTCGTGGCGGGGAAGACCTAATGACCCAAGCAAGACAAGATTTAGCTAAGGCTCAGATCCTACAAGATCAAGGGAAGTTTGAGGCTGGTCAGAAGATGCTTGAGAGGGGTATTCAAAAAGAGCAGATTGCTAATCAAAAATTTCAGACTGAATCACAAAATCTTTCTTATGGGGCAAATGCAAATATTCATTCAAGGGCAAATGAAATAGCAGCGGAACAGCTTGCGCTACAAAAAGCATTGGGTCCGGCACAATATTATTCATTGATAGCTAGCGGTCAAAGATCTTTGACTGCCGCTGATCTTAACGATGCCAGAGCTGCGGCTCAAGGAGCGGGAGCGCCACAAGTCTTGGTGGCGCAGCTTAAAGCTAACATTGGAAACCCAACATTAATTAAACTTGCACAAAGCAAGCTAATGCAAAGCGGAATTTCGACTGCCGATCCAACATATGACCAGCAACTTGCAGCAGTGTATCAACAGTTGGCGGGCATCCCCGGAGCGTCTGCTTCTGCGCCTCCGCCAATGAACAGGAATCCGGGACAGGCTTTAGGTCAGACCCAATAAATGCCGCATCTAATAACTCTACCAGACGGTACTACGGCATGGGTAGCGGACGGAGTCTCGCCTGCTAAAGGCATGGAGCTTGCAAAGGTTGCCTATCCAGATGCATTCCCTCCTCCTCCCACAGCTTTAGATCAAGCTCTAAGCGCACCTAAGAATATCTTAAAGGGCGCTGCGTCTGGCATCGTTTCCACTATTGGAGGTCTTGGTGCGTTGCCATATACTGGATTGCGTTATCTTAATCCAGAGATGACTCCGTTTGCTGAGACGGGCTTTGGCAAGAAAATCACAGAAACAGAGCAATCCCTAGCCCCAACAGATGAAGGCTACGGCTCCCAGCTCTCTCATGGTCTAGGCTCATTCCTGTCAGTATTCGGTCCGCAGGCTATTGCTCGTGGCTTTGGGACTGCAGGCAGGCTTTCCACAGGTCTAGCCCCTAAAGCAGCCACCCCAATAGCTGTTGCTCAGACAGCAGGTCTGGGAGCTGAAGAAGCTCGTAACAGAGTAGAGGCTGCTCGTGCCGAAGGCAAAATAGTCACCCCCGGTGAAGAGTTTGGCTCATTAGTTGCTGGCGTTCCCGCCGGATTAACAGAACTCCTCCCGGTACAAAATCTATTCAGAGCTACAAAGGGTCTTGATACGGGTCTTACCAAAGGATTCCAGACCGCAGGATTTGAGGGCGTTAAGAATTTTGGCAAGAGAGCGCTACAGCAAGCTGGCATTGAAGCGGCACAGGAAGCTGGATCAGGTGCTATACAGGACGTTATAGCCCAGCAGATATACAACCCTGAGCAAGAGATCGGTGGATCAGCCCTTAAAGAGGCAGCATTGGGTGGTGGAGTTGGAGCGATAGCGCAGCTAGGTCTTGATCTTGCATTAAGAAAAGATATAAAAAGGGCTTACCAAATAAGCCAGAAGAAGAAGAGCGATGAAGATCTAGCAAAGCAGATGGAAGAGATTAAGGCTGAGACAGCCAAGAAGAGAGCTGAGACTGATGCGGCTCTAGGTATCTCTCCATTACTTGCTCTACCTGCTCCCAAGGAGCAGATGACTCCGTCACAAGCCAAGCATCCAATCTACAATCCTCTAGGCAACTTCTCAGAGGGTGATTTAGATCCTGCTAATATTCTTGCCATCAATGCAAAAAGGGCAGAAGAGAATAAGCCAAAGCTAAAGTCATTCTCTATAGAAGACTTAGCAGACTCAGGTATGTCTCAAGCGGACATCAGCGGTCTAGTCGCAAAGAAGACTGGCTATGCTGGTACAGAGGCGGATGCAGCAAATATTCCACAGCACATAAATGATGTGCTTAGTCTAGCCGCTGATAAGAATGTAGATCCTAACTCACAAGGCTTTAAAGATTTCCTCCGTAGGGCTACAGGTCTTGATGACCTGCAGGGAATGAGCGCACCTCAGCTCTTTTCTGCCTACACCGCTGTTTATCGTCTGCCTGATTCAACTACGCCTCAAGAGCTGCATCCCGGCACAAGCGCTACCAGATTCTCTGAGGGGCAGTACGACACCACAATCAAGAATTTGAACGCAGCTCATCCAGAAGACAACGCTCTTACATTAGATGACGCCATCTCTCAGATCAAAGAACATTCTGGACTGAAGAATGACACTGATGCTGAGTCATTGATGCACACGGCAATACGCAGGGGTGACTTGTTTGCTAAGTCGTACCCAGCTCCCGATGGAACGACTAGTATCTCTGTCCATGTGCCTAACGCTAACAAAGAAGCTGGTCCAGACATTCGTAAGAGTTCTGTTGAGTCAGGCATCCAGCCGGAGTCATATGTTATCAAGTCATCTGCTGGGGTAATCGAAGAGCATCCAACTCAGGATGCTGCTGATGCAAGAGTCGCTGCCCTTACTGTTGCCCGTCAAGCTCAAGCTGACAGAAGCCTGAAAGCAGCCGCAGCTCTTTCCAAAGAGACCGACAAGGCTCAGACCGATCTAGATGCAATGGCTGCTAGAGGGGAATCCAATACACTTGCCTTCCAACAGAAGGCATCTGAGGTAGCCGCTAAGGCTCAAGCTAATCAAGCAAAGGCAGAGACCTTAAACAATACCGCAGCCAGTTTGGTAGAGCCTTTGGTAGTCGAGCCAAAGGGTCAGCAGATCACCACCAAAGATGTCCATACTGTATATGAAGGTAACCAGCCTATCGCTGCCTTTGATACGGCGGAGAAGGCTCAGGCTCATGCCCTGTCCCGTATGCCAGAAGAAGAGCTACAGAAATACACCGGCAAGCTAGGTGTCATAGCTCAGAATGAACTAGCCCAGCGGCAGAGGAAGGAGCCGGGGATAAGTATTATTCAGACTGGCGGGAAAGAAAAGGCAGAAGAAGTCTTACTCAGCGCAGGAATATTTACTGGTCGCTTCAAACAAAAGGCAGAAGAATTAGACAGGCATTTACGTCCGCTGATGAGTCGCTTAGGTCTTGGAGACCTGCGACTAAATATTGCACATGCAATTGAGAGCGGCGGTGCTGATGGTAAGTATGCACAGAAGATTATATCTATTGCGTTAGATGCCAAGAACCCTATCAGGGTGCTTAGGCATGAGGGTATCCACGCTCTTAAAGAACTAGGCTTCTTTACAAAAGAGCAATGGCGCATTCTAGAGAACAAGGCTAAGTCTGAATGGGTTGAGAAATACAATATCCCCGAGCGTTATGCAGATCTAAATATTGACGAGCAGCTTGAAGAAGCTATTGCGGATGCGTTCTCTGACTTCGATCAGACCAAGCCTCCGGCAGGTCTTATAGGCGTTCTGTTCAACAAGCTCAAGACATTCATGGAAGCGTTGAGCAACGCTATTGAAGGTCTAGGGTTCGATACGCACTCAAGCATCTTCGGTCGCGTTAGCTCCGGTGGAGAGATGGCTCCGATCAAACCTGTGATCACAGAGAGAGTCTCTGTTGGTCGTAAGAGAGAGCCTGTTGCAGATGCTCCAGAAGCCCCTATAGAGGTCGCAGCTCCATTGCCAGTAGCCAAGCCAGCAATCAAGACTATTGAGACCAAGGGTACTGCGGTAAGGGCTAGAGAAGGAAAGCCAGAGAAGGTTGGGTCTGGAGCTTACAAGTTAGTTAAGGACGCAACCGGATACAAGTTCAAGCTCCTCTCAGATACATTTGAGGGAGAGTTCTCTACTGAAGGGAAGCAGCCAGCACAGATATCTTCTACCAAGCAGATCTCAATGGCTAAACCTGAGCCGGTTGCTAAAGAAGAAGAATCTAAGCCAGTTAAAGCAGAGCCAGTCGTTAAGGTAGAAAAGCCAACAGTTAACAAGTCAGTCAAGATGAAGAAGCTGGCTAAGGCTCGTAAGATCATATTGTCTGCTGACACCATGAACGAAGCCATTATCAAGATGGGCGGTATCAACGTCAGCTTACGCCCTGATCTGACTGGAGATAAGAAAGGTAACCAGAAGCTACCGTTTGTTGGTTCCCTATTCTCTAAGAATGGGACCACAGATCTAAGTGATCTGGCGCTGAATCTTGGTCAGTACGGCTACTTCACCCCAGAAGAAACTGAGGGTGTAGATGGCGGAGCTAGGCTATTGGCAGACAGGCTGAGAGAAGAGTTTGATGGCGGTAGTCCGCACCTATCTATGGAGAACATGGACGATGCTGCTGACGCTGCTCTGAATAAGAGGCGGGAAGAAGAGAAGGAGCTATTTGAAGAGGCTCAGGCTCTTGCCAAGAAGAAAGGAGAGGAGTTCTATGGAGCAGTCAGTCCAGATGTTCTAGATGTCCTTGGCATCCCAGTAACTCCAGAAGTTCTAGTAAACGGAGAGTTACTAGCTAGAGCAATCGCCATTAGTCCCGAGAAGGTTGACGACATTGCTACCCAGTACGAAGGATTTGTTGAAGGCTTTAATGCGGCTATAGCTAAATTTATCAAGGAGCAAAGAAATGGCGGAACCCAAACGGATGACGGTAGCGAAATATTTGGAGATAGCGAAGCTGGTGGCACACAAGTTCAAGGTAATAAAGTCCCCAGCACCTACGAAGGCGAGTTCACCGAAATAACTGACAAGCAGAAGGCTATGCTATCAGCTCCTGTATCCAAGTTAAGCGAAGATCAGAAGGTAGCGCTAGAGAACCATTATGGCGAGGATCGCAACACCCCTGCATTCTTTGCTCGTATACAAGCTGATGTAATTACCTTTGCTGCCAAAGGCAAGCAAGCTATTTCTGCTGCGATTAGAAGCATCATTGCACAGATACATGCCGGTGTTCTGGCTGTAGCCATGATTGTTAATCCTAGCTTTGTCAGTCAGCAAAATGATGTAGTGGTGTACTCCGCCCCAGTTGTTAGTGAGCAGCTAAAGGTTCCGGCAGAGGCTAAGACAAATATGTCTGATGCAGCTCTAGAGGCTTATGAGGCTCTGTACCCAAAGATAAAGAATGATCTGCTGGCAAGAGATAACTTCATGCTTATCATGGATAAGCCTAATGCACGGATGTTTGTATTCAATCCAGACGGCTCCCTGTTCTTGCAGAAGAAGGTTCTGGTAGGCAAGGACATTGGCGATCTTTATACCGGCACAGGCAAGTACACCCCAGCAGGGCTATTTACGTTAGGACTGCGTGACGCATCCCGTAGCACAGAAGAAGCCAAGACCGCCGGAGAGTACAAGCATGGCAAAGTATTTGTTCTAGACAAGGCGTTGGGTGGAGAGGCAAGTGTCACCATTCTCCATTCCGTATGGACCAAAGAGAAGGATGCCCAACAGCGTGTAGCCGCTCTGAAGAAAGAAGGCGGAGAGGACTCTAGGTACTCATTTGGATGCATCAATGTAGATGCAGATACATACAGTGGTCTGGTAACTCGCAACCTAAAGCAGATGGACGGAGCCTCTCTGTTCATTGTTCCTGACAATCAGAAACAGGTTAAAGAGTTTCTGGCTGGGACTAACGTAAAAGACTCTCTCACCAGAGCCAAGTTCTCCCGCAGACAAACAGAGACCCCAGCATTCAAGCAGTGGTTCGGTAAGTCCAAAGCAGTAAACGCAGACGGGACTCCGAAGATCTACTATCACGGCACAGCTCGTAACATAAAGATATTCAAACCCAAGCAAGCCAATGCAATCTTCTTAACGGATGATCCTGAGTTTGCGGATTCGTTCGCTACAAGCTCTAAAGACTGGCTGAAAAATCATGGTCTGCGGGGCGCAGAGAACATTATGCCCGTGTATGTAAGGGCAGAGAATCCGTTTGACTATGAAAACCCAGCTCATATTAAATTCATTAAGTCAGTGGTAGACAAAAAGTATATCTCTATAGAGGCGCGAGAGTACGAATTAATGCGAATTTCCGAGGGCGGCTGGGGGTATATAGAAGATGCGGACATACAGAGCGCTATCAAAGCGGCTGGGTTTGATTCATTCTATGCTAAAGAATCCGGTCGCAAGAACCTCGCTGTATACAGCCCTAACCAAGTTAAGTCTGCTGTAGGCAATACAGGGGCATTCTCTCGCAGCAATGATGATGTCAGGTATTCCAGAAAAGTAGATAGATTGAAAGCTACTGGGTCATCTAAAGCATGGATATTTTTTTCCGAAGCAAATAAAGGTATTAACTTTACTAACATAAAAACATTAGCTGAAGCCGGAGAAGCGGCTGAAGAACACTATAAAGATCAAATAAAGAATATTCCTGAGTTTGACGGGGAAGCCTACATGGAAGGGCTAACTATTGGCGACATTAATGCCTACCCGCCTGATATACAACATGCAATACAGGAATACAAGGCAGGCAATAAGAGCAAAGGTATACAAGAAATACTGGATACAGTCGCAAGCCAGCGGAAAGCTAACATAAAAGAATGGAAGCAGTACATAGAAAATATAAACCCAGCAATGGAAAAAGATCCATTCTGGAGAGACTATGTAATATCTAGTCTACTCAAGTCTATGCGGACTGATAAACCTGATACAGGTTTGCCACTAAATGCTAATGCGTTAGGTCAGTTATATGAGAAGTTTAAGCAAGGGGAAAACATTAACTTTGCGAAGGGGTATCAATCTGCGCTAGTAGATGCCACTAAAGACCTAGTTGAGCTTGGTGACGCAACAACTGGATGGAGAAAGATACCGCAGACTGACAGAAATGATCCTAAGTTTGATGAGCGAGTAGCTGCAGTACAGTCATTAAGTTGTACGGGTTGGTGTACCAGATCTACTATGGCGGCGCCATATATACAGAAGGGTGATTTCTGGGTATATGTAGATGATAAAAAACCACAAGTGGCTATTAGGTTTGAAGGGGATGAAGTACAAGAGATACAAGGTCCACAGAACGACCGTAGCATCCCCACAAAGTACATAAAGGAGATTACTAGCCTCGTAGATTCTGGAAAGATAAAGAACATGACGGGGCAAACTAAAGCGGATATAACAAAAGCGGTAAGAAAATCACAGTTTGAAGCCATGATAAAAGAAAAGGTTGCGTCTGGCGAACTGGTTGAAAAAAATAGAGGCTACGCAAGAAAGAATGGCATTGATTTGGACGAGCGGTATTCCGCTGCACAAGGACCTAAGGTTTATGTAGATGCTGATGGGGGTATTGTAGTAAATGATGATGTAGTTATAAATGCAAATGAAGCTGCACCCAACTTAAAGGCTGTGGGCGGTAACGCGGATATACATGGTAGCGCTCCTGCATTAGAAACAATTGAGGGGGATGGATATATATACGAAGGGGGCAGTGTCCCCGCGTTAACAACAATTGGCGGGGGTGCGTATATACACGGAGCTAATGTGCCTTCATTAACAACAGTGGATGGAGGGATAAGGATATATGGCGGATCTAGTTTACCCAAATTAACAACCGTGAATGGGGATGTGTCTATATTTGAAGGGGGTTCTGCGTCTGCGTTAGAAACGGTGGGCAGGGATGCGTGGATACGCGAAGATGGTTCTGCGCTTGCGTTAACAACAGTTGGTGGGGATTTGAATATAGAAGGTAGCGCCCCTGCGTTAGAAACAGTTGGGGGGGATGCGTATATACGCAAGGAAGCTAACGTCCCCGCGTTAACAACAATTGGTGGGGATGCATATGTGAATCAATGGGCTAACGTCCCCGCGTTAACAACAATTGGTGGGAAGGTGCAGGCTGAAGAAGGGGCTAGTCTCCCTGCGTTAGCAACGATTGGCGAAATGTCGTTTCTACACCCTTCTATTGAGACTCCTAATCTAAGGAGACGCGCTATAGGCAAAGAGGCGGCGCTTAAAGGAACCGCATTAAGAAAAGATGATGTCAGGTATTCCCGTAGGGAGAACAGCAAGGGTCAGCCAATCCACCCAACAGAAGCTGGGACAGAAAACTTTTTTAAATGGTTTGGTGACAGCGAGGCAACAGATAAAGGAGGCAGACCTTTGTTGCTTTACACCGGAACATCTAAAGACACTGACTTCAGTATATTTAAAGTCCCGCGTAACGGAGCTTGGTTTACTACTTCAGCATCCGATGCGTCCGGCTATGCAGTTACTAATGATAGCGATACGCATAAATGGGTCAACGGAAAGGTTGAGGCAATAAACAGGGCAAGCCGAGTGATCCCCGTGTATTTAAAGATAACCAATCCATACATTACAGACGGCAAAGACTTTAACGCCAAAATCTTTAGTGCGGCTAAAGAAAACTACAAGAGAGGTCAGGGGATTGTATTTGATGAGTTACGTCAGGCTGGGCATGACGGAGTCGTGTTAGACGGCGACACTTGGATTGTGCTGAACAGCCCCAGCCAGATAAAATCCGCCATTGGAAATACCGGAGAATATTCTGACTTAAAGAGCAATATTAAACTCTCTCGCAGAGCTGGCTATGCTCCATCAGCCATGCAGGGTGCAGCCCAACCTATGTCAGCATTGGATGAGGCTGTTAACCGTACCACTACCGTCAGGAAGACCGCTGGACTAGCTCAGAGGATAGCAGAGGCTATCTCCCCTACAAGTTTTACCAGAGCCAGACAAGCATTCATTAACAAGTATGAAGCTATAGAGAACCTAACTAGAGATGTCGCTAAGAGGTTTGGCGATGCAGAATCCTTTGCTGATGTCTCTGCTATAGCCGCAGCCCTGTTCTCTGATCGGGCTGCAGGGGTTGCTGCCTCATCCTTCATGAATGGGATACCTAAATACCAGAATGGATTTACTAAGGTCTCTGACGAAGTCAGGGGGCTGATCCCTATCTTAGAGCCTCTGATGAAGCCGGGGTATCCTCAGAACATCCTTCAGCTATTCCAGTTCTACGCAGGAACCCGCAGAGGAAGCAGGTTGTTGTATGAACAGAAGATGGATGCCAACGGCAACCTAGTCTCTACCAGCAGAGAATACAACTTCACCAAGGAAGACATCGCTCTAGGTAACTCACTAGAGAGACAGTACCCTGAGTTCAAGACTGTCTTTGCTGAGTACCAGAAATACAACAACGGTCTGGTCCAGTTTATGAAGGACACTGGAGTTATCTCAGCTAAAGAGGCAGAGCTTTGGACGAAGAACTGGGACTACATTCCGTTCTACCGTCAGATGGATGGAGAGCGTATCTCAGCTCCATCTATATTCTCATCCATTGCTGGGGTAACAAAGCCTAAAGAACTGAAGGGCGGAGAAGCTCCGCTGGCTGACTTCCTAGAGACAGTAGTTAGGAATGCCCGTGCAGCTATCGAAGCTGGCATGAAGAATGTGGCTGGTCAGCGGGTGGTTAGAGACATCGTCAAGATAGGGCAGGGGCAGGAAGTCCCGGCTGGAACAGCAGGTCTTGACATAGTTACAGTCAAACAAGAAGGCGTTACCAAGTATTACAGGGTAAACGATCCATTACTGGTTGAATCTCTGAGAGGTCTAAACCTACCTAATCTGCCCTTTGTTGATATCCTCGCAGCCCCAGCTAACTTCCTCCGGTCTATGGTTACCAAAGACCCCGGATACATGATGGCAAACATGATGCGTGACTCCATGCAGGCATGGGTTACATCAGGCGCTAACATCACCCCTATCCTTGATACCTTCAAGCAGTACGGAAAGGTTATCTCTGGTCAGTCACCAGAAGCCAAAGCGTTATCAGATGCCGGTCTATTCTCAGGCTATGACTTTAGCGGGGACACAAAGTCCTCAGCTAAAGAAGTTGAGAAGGAACTCCGCAAGCGGACGGGTAAGCGCACCATTCTGCAGACCGCCCTCCTACCGGGGGCTAAGGTATGGGAGATTCTGGACAAGGGATCACATGCTTCTGATGTGGCAACCCGCGCAGAGATCTACAAGAGAACGATGGAGTCCACCGGGGGTAATGAGGCAGAAGCCTTGTATCAAGCACTGGAGATAATGAACTTCAGCCGGAAGGGTAACTCTGCTCTGATTAGAATTATAACTGCGCTTGTACCGTTTATGAACGCACGGATACAGGGGATGGATGTCTTGTATAGGACAGGCTTCGGAAAGTCTGCCACAGCGAATCGTGAGGCTCAACAGAAGGCATTTATCACCAGATCCATGACAATGTTTTCATTGTCTGTGATGTATTGGATGCTTGCTTCGGATACAGAAGAATACAAGACAGCAACCCAAGAAGAGAGAGATAACAACTGGATTTTTGGTGGAGCTAAGATACCGATCCCATTCGAGCTGGGAGTTATGTTCAAGGTATTCCCTGAGCGGATACTGGAGAACTTCTTTGGTACAGATACTGGGACCGATCTAAAGAAATCCATCTTCAGGAACCTGACCTCCACCTTGGTCATGAATCCTATACCTCATGCGTTTGTTCCTATTGTTGAGCATATAGCCGACTACTCATTCTTCACCGGTCAAGAGGTTGTAGGCAAGGGCATGGAAGGTCTGGCTACAAGATACCAAGCCCAGCCCGGAACATCCCTTCTTGCCAAGACCGTAGGCAAAGAGACTGGAGCGTCTCCTGTAGTTCTGGATAACTATATCAGGGGCTACACAGGAACCATTGGGACATACATTGTTATGGCAATAGATGCCATGATGCATGGTGAGGGAGACGATATTAAAGCCTCCAAGAGGCTTGAGCAGATGCCAGTATTCAGACGCTTCATGTCTAACAAGCTAGGCTCTGGAACTGTTAACGCCTACTATGATCTGAAGAAGGAAGTGGAGACCTCAACCAGAACCATCAACTACCTAGAAAGACAAGGCAGAATGGATGACATGGCTGAGTACCTGAAGGGCAGAGGCGGTAAGCTACAGACCATCAAGCCTTACATACAGGAACTTGAGAAGGACATGGACGGGCTGAGAGACTTCAGAAGAGATGTTCGGATTGCTAAGATTCCTGCTGACAGACTCGCAGAGATCGAAGATGCCATAAGGGTATCTGAGATAAACCTTACAAGAAACATCCAGACAATCAAGAAGGCAATCGAGTAAGTTTCTCTAGCTTCTTTCTTTCTAGATCTCTCTGCTTACATCCGGCACATTGAGAGCCTATTCTCCTGCCGTTGAATCCGTACTTCGGCAGCATGTCTTCTTTCTCAAACATCTTTTGACATCTCATACAGAACTTTAACATGTTGTTTTATCTGCTCGAAAAGCTCCCACTCAGTACCGTATCTGGATTCAAACTCTCTCTTCCACGGATGGCGTGAGACAAACTGCTTGTTATTAAACCCAGCCCTATGGTGCATGGGGCATAGCGGGATAGTGTGGAGATCGTCTATCCTCCTGCCGTTCTTATGAATGTGATGTATGTCAGAAGGTGAGCTAACGCCTAGTGTGTTAATACACACGATACAGCCGATATCATG